TTAGTTTACGCTTAACTTTCTCGAACATGTTTCCTCCTTACGTGATGAATTGAATTTCTTTGAACTCGACTTCTACATCATCGAGATTGAACCACTCGTAATGCTTGCCGTTCTCGTCGAACCACTTCACGCGGTACTTCGCATCACGCCATCCGGCGTAGTCGATCACCTTTCCAAGCGGGATGACCCTGCCCTTCAGGGTGACGCCTGTGAATGTACGCCCTACACGTAAAGTAGTGGCGCTGTAGATAGCACCGCTCATTCCTTGAACTTAGCCCGAGTACCCAGCTTAAACATCTGACCACATTTGTGGCCCTCAGGTTCAAGCACTTCCCGGAGGGGTGCTAGCATAGCCTCGCGCGCCTGCTGCTTGTGCAGTGCCGGTGCGTGAACAGTATTTCCATTCGTATTCAAAAGCATCTTCTTCTCCTTTAAGTAGAGTCGCCCGCTCATCTGGCGACATTCCGTTGAACTGCTTAAACGTAAATCTATGTACAACCCGGGCAGCACCGCGATTGATAATCGCTTGATACCTGCCCACTATTGCTTCACCTTCTAGTACCACTACACATGCTTCGTGGTCCCCGAATAATTCTGCACGCTCCAACGAGCGCATGACTTCTGCGGGCCACCACTTATCGAACTGGTCTAGAGTAGCGCAAGCGCATACCTCAGCTTCACGCACCCTACGCAGTATCCCTGAATCGTCTATAGGTCCGGGTAGATTGCCCCATCCGCATTCGCTTGGGTGGTGCCAATCAACGTGCGTACCGACACCACCATCACCATTACAGTACACGCCTCGCATTGGGTAGTTCCGGTACTCCACCCGTAATACTCGTAGAATCATGGTTGTTCCTTTAGTCGAAGTGAACCATGCAAGGCAGCATTTACGCCGCCTTGACTAGCGCCCTCGAATTAGTCTGCGAGTGCAACGCCACCTCGAAGCATTGCCTCGTGGTGGGCGACACGGCCAAGCAGGTATTGAATGAGGTTCTGGCGGCGCTTCAGGTTCTCGCCTTCCCACATACCCTGCCCACGTGTCAGAGGTACGAACCAGTCACGCAGCTCACCATCCTCACCCCGTATGGCGTGCGGCCATTCCTTTGCTTCCTCGGCGACGAACTCATACCCACCCACACTCCAACCGCATGTTCTACCGTTGAACTCCACTACATGCGTGTGATACGTGAGGTTGCCACACAGCCCATAGGCTGGCTTAGGTACGTCGCCTGCTAAGATGGCAAGCAACGCCTTACGCAGCACGCCTAGCTGCGCTTGCGTGTACTTCGGTGCGTTACTCCGCATCACCGGACTCCAGCATCTCGACCAGAGCCTTAGCATCGGCCAGAGCTTGCGCCTTATGCTCGATGGTCAAGCCCTTGGCAGCAGCGCCACGCATACGGGCCAGCAGGGCAGCGACAGCGGACTGCGCATCGAACGCCGTGGCGATAGCCGCTTCCTGCTTGAACTCGTGCCACTTCTTCTCCTGTGCGCCTTCGAGGTCGAGCTTGCGCTCCCGGTCGAGCTTGAATATCGCCCCCTCCTTGATACGCAATGCCTCGTCAGGCTGTTTGTGGTCGAGCTTGCGCATCTGACTATACGCGAGCATCCATTCGACCACAGCGAGCTTCCGCGCCCCCTTTGGCAGGGCCTGCACCAGCCGGTCTGCGCAAGTCGTATCTCCATGCTCAGTCGCATGCGCCATAACGCTCAGGCCCGCCAGTTGAATGCTTGCGTCGAGCTTTGCGCCGCGATTGTGGATACTGGCGATTGCCTTGTTAATCTCAGTCGCGCCTTTGTACAGTTTCAGTTCAGTCTTTGCCATGATAATCTCCAGTAATGGCCGATAGTGGCCGGTTATGCGCCCACAGGAGGACGCATAGCCTGACACTATCAATACGGGATTTGTGTTGCGAGTGCAGCGCCCACGGCTAGGCCGATGAACAGTGCCAACCATGTGTCTGGTATCACAGCTCACCTCCCATGCAGTACGCGGAGTCCATGTCGGATTGAAACTTCCGCGTCCAACGCCCGATTAAGAACGTATCCACATGATACGCCATCGCAGCATAGAACTCCGCGCTAACCTGATGAATACGAAGCATGTTCAGTACCTCCCAAATAGCGCACGGCGTACCGTGCTGATATTCACGCCATGACTAGCCGCCCACTTAGCGGCCCATGCTACGCCATGCACCTCGGCGTTGCTCTTGATCTTCTCGGCGACACTCATGCTGGGTACTCCTCGCCTTGTGCATCGAGCAGGCACATGATTTCATTACGCCCATCCACATCAATGCGCAGTAACAGCCAGCCATTAAACACAGTGAATTGATCCATCATGCTGCGTACTCCTTAGCCTGTGCGCGCAGTGCGGTAGGCGCTCGATCGTGCCTATCCTTGGTCGATGTATTAAATATGTACTGCATTGTCGCCATACTAGACGCAGCACCGTCGGAATAGTCGCTAGACAACAAGGAAACCAAGCGAGAAATATCTGCGTCGTTAAGCTCACGTATCATCAACGCCAAGTCATCTATATGCGAGAGGATCATACCGCACCCCGCTTCATTGCACGCGCCTTCTTCTGATCGAAGAAACCGGTTACATTGTTGCTCTTGCGCTTCATCCACGTATCGTTCATCATGGACTTAGCCTTGCGTGCCGCCATGCCAACATGCCCACCAATATCCTGATCGGCATTAAGGGAGGACAGCTTATCGAACTTCTTACGGGCTTGCTTTGCTTTGCTCATGTTACACCCTTTGCGTTGAGTTAAGGTTGTGATGCTCCAGTCGCCGCCTAAACCTAGGGCATTTAACTAGGAACATCACAACCTTAACTGGCGGACAGGATACCCACGCATCCTTTGCTTGTCGCTTCCCAGTCTCGCACTAAGGAACAGGTCACGCCTGCTAGTCCTTTGTTATGCGAGGCTTAGTAGCCTTAGCATCCACCCATTAAGGGTTATGTATAACGCAGAAGGGTTTCTCTTCTGCGCCGTTATAGGTCACTATACTAGCACGCCTATCTTCCCCTCATTGCCGTCGAGGGACGGAACATTCACCGCTCGGACCACGGGCTTGCGCCTTCAGGACTGGTCCTTAGAATCCCCACTATACCCAGCGTATTGACCGCCGGAGCGACCATGCCTTGCAACATGGCTCGATAACTTAGGGTTATCACTCCTACTGTTCCGCATCCCGTGTTACCGTCTGTATTAGCCAATGGCTAACCTTGGGCAGCTTCACATTCAACGCAGGGCCGTTTCCCTGTATCCACTAGGACCAATAAATCCGCCTAGTTTCTAGCTAGCTATCACGCTAGCCTTGTTTCTGCATCAATTTGGGTGGGTATTCTACAGGGCTTTCCGTGTTTGTCAAGAGCTGCGAGTACAGCCAGCTTGCATCAACATCTTGTCCCATGCCGCAGGTTTATGTGGCTTGCCCTTCAGTGCAGTGCTAGATAAACTCGCACCCTTTAGCCGGGCTAGCATACGCGCTTGCTTCTTAGGTATTGCCTGTTTCATTTCTGTATCCTCAAGGTTATCGCCTAGGCTGTTTGCCTAGGGAATAACCCTGTAGAATACCCACCCAAATTGTTAAAGAACTTGTAAGACCTTGCTAACTTCTAGCTCTGCCTAACATGGTTCCCATTATGCCCGAACTCTTTAGCTCTGTCAAGCGCTTTCGGTTATGTACTTAGCTTGTTGCAGGGACTCTATCGAGTATGCCTCATCTTGTGACTATCACTAGTCACTCTTTGCCTAAGCGTATAACGTAAGCAAACTTCGCTTGTGAGTACGGGCTACATGGGAACGAGTTATTAAAGAGCTTTGCTACTCGGTGAAGGACTTCTGCATCACTGCACCGTGAAGCGAATATTACCCTAGGGATTCTAATGTGTCAAGCGGTAATTAGAAGAAAGATCAATACGGGTAGGAAACACCAGGGAGGCACTGTATAAAACACTGGATAAACCATGGATACCCTAGAATATACCTGAATAGCATACAGTGTAACCTATTGATTTATATATAGAATATTAAGAGAGCCACGAAATGAATAGAAGTTCAAAGAACTGAAATGAATGAGGAACAATCACCGGATATGAAGACCGGAGACTCAAAGAGATGTAGATGTACTAGGATGCATCACTAGATGTAGATGGAATGTACCTGAGAGACAGACAGAGATGCATAGAAGTATCAAAGAAGTACCAAAGAAGTACCAAAGAAGTACCAAAGAAGTACCAAAGAAGTACCAAAGAAGTATCAAAGAAGTATCAAAGAAGTAATTGACATCCTGCTAGATAGCATGAGATGATTCTTACATCGACAACAAACAGGAGATGCAAATGACCACCGATGAATACTATCAAACACTAATCAGGAAAGCCCTTGAGGAGCTTGCACGCTTCAGAGGAGATTAGACGGAGAGGAGGCAAAAGATGTAGGGGCGGTACAAGGGAAAAGAAGCAGGCCCGGCACGCACCCACTGAGACACGAGCCGAGACTCACAGAACCATGTGGAGACCGGGCGAAGCCCGGACACCACAGGAGTCTAGGATGATCTGCGAATGCAGCCGGCGACGCACGGCACCTTCCAGCGCTGAGGGTGGCACGGGGGAATCCAGAGAGCGCCTCGGGTCGGAGGGTACTTCGCATGAGCGCATCAAATTCAGATGCACATAGAACGCGCACCTCCACACCAGTACACACCAGCACTAGGAGCAACACTAGAGACTCCCGAAGGAATCCCTAGTAGCACTACAGTGTAGTTACAGTGTTACGCTTCCAGTGCGGTAAGCGCAGCTTGGCAAGCATCGACAGCAGCCTGAACCTCAGCTTCAGTAAAGCGACCCGGCTTAGTCGGAGTAGCTGCACCAGAGGAATACATCTCCAGACATGCAGCCAGTTTGTACACGGTTTCCCATGCAGTATGGAACTCAGCCGAGGTAGCGGTAGCGGAAAGGGCCATTTGAATCTCCTATTACAAGTTGAACTACAGATAGCAGGATGTTATCGTCAGATACAGCCTACGGTTTGTTACTCGCCGAGAATACGCACAAGCGCAGCCCGGCACTGCAATCGCGCTGTGGCGCACTCTGCGTACGCTTCCAGCACTTGATACGCCCAAGGGTACACGGAGGCAGCCAAGGGTACTTCCTGACAGTCAGTGAGGCAACTCGCCGGCACGCTGTACGTTTCGATTGACTTCGCCGATGGCGTCGTTGAGCAGCCGAAGCCGCCCAGCATCGCCAGCATCGCAATCAGGGAGAACTGGATTTTTAACCAGAGTTTCCGCATCTTTCTTCCTCGCTTGAACCAGCACAGCACGCACAGAATCGCGCACCACGCTGTTTTGTTTCGCTTGGGATACATCGACAGCCAAGGCGGCTTTGCGTTCAGCCACGGCCTCAGAAACCGCCTGCTTGACGGTACCTAATTCTTGTGCAGATACACGGGCGTTCCCGTACTGGCGAATCCCGAGATACCCCAGCCCAAGCAACGTGACTATCAGAACCAGATAAGCGATAGCTTTCTGCAATACCGCCATGCGCAATCCTTTACAAATACAGCACTCTCAGCAGCACGCCGTCGAGTGAGGCCACGGAGTTTCTGTTTCCCCGCGTGGTCCCACCGCAGGAACTGCTCAGCAGCACCCCTGCAATCGCCTTGGTTGAGTTTCCGGACGAGGGTTGAACTGCACAACGCCCCGCCCCCGATATTGAAGCCAAGGCTCACCAGCGCGTCGTACTGCCCCTGTGTGAGTTTCTGGGTGACACAGCGTTTGACAGCCTGTCCAGCGTATGTGGTATCCTGAACCAGCCTGTGCTCACACTCAGCGAGTGTAGCAGTCTGGCCTAGGTATACTCCGCGAGTGCTTCCTGTACAGATTGTAGGGATGCCCACGCTGTCCTTGTAAGCGACTTGTGCTGTGCCTTCCCACGATTGGATGAACCCTACCCCAGCCGCGCTCAGGACGAGCGCAGCCACGGATAGGTACTTCTTAGCGTCTGGGCTTGTCATCTGCTCTACGCGCGCGTTCGATGCACATGCGTTCTTGACGCTTGTCTTCCTTCGCCTTGTAGTACCAGTTAACGAGCATACCGACTACGCCCACGATCAAGCCACCATAAGCAGCTACCTCAGTTGAACTAAGTCCACCAAACACAGCGGTCCAAGCGCCGATGAACGAGGTTGCCGAAGCATGTCTTTCCATGATTGTCATTTCCTTCCACGCCTCCCTTGTACGATTCGGCGAGTTCCTTTGAGTTTACTTGATGGGACATCCACGTACCCCATAGGGTTATCGAGGAATGCCTGTACTTCTAACTTAGCGCGTGCTTCTGAAGCCTTGTTCTCGTCGAGCGCAAGGATGTTCTTCCATAGGCGGATAGCACCAGCGAACGATTCCAGACGGTCATCATGCACAAGCGAGTTCCGGTCAGTGGTGATGTTCGCCAACTGATACCACAGGCTGTACTGATTACGGGCCTCAGCACTGTGCTGCTTCCCGTACTTCACATCGCTTTCAAACACCTTCTTGTGCACGATGATTCTATGCCGCTGCATACCAGATACCACGGAGTCAATGATCCGCTTCTCCTTCTGCCCAGTGCTGTACTCGCCTTTAACCTGCACCTTCGAGAAGAACGGCACAGGAGGAAACACTCGACCTAGGTGGTCAGTGTAGCCCCGCGCCCGCTTCTCCAGCTCGGCCCGTAGGTTAATCTCGAATAGGCCATGACCCATGTTAGATTCTACGGTGATCTCCGTTGCTTGGTTCTCGAGAATGACTTGGCAGAGTATTTCTGGGTTATCCCCGGAGAGGCCACCCTTCAACCCACCAACGTCTAGCACATGCACGTACGGACCTATGGCTGTAGTTACACCAAAGCCAAGTTCGTCAGCACCACCACCCGCCGGGTCGATGAACATCTGGATTAGCGTAGGCGGCACGAAGCGGCAGTCCACAGCGACCGGATGATACATCTTAGTCATCGGGATAGGGAAGTTCTGGTCGAGGTCTACTTGGTACTTCTGGGCAGACTGATACACCAGAATCTCTGGAAGCATGTCGGCACTGAAGTTAGCGACCAGTAGATCACTTAGCTTCAACTGTTGACGCATAGCATCCACGAGGGATGTGTCCAGCATGTACTGAAGCTGGAAGTCTTCTGGGCCTTTGTCTAGTTCTTTCTCAATGAGGTCGGCTTCGTTGTATCGCCCCTCGTCTGACGGCTTTCCTTTGCTACCGTCGATACCGCCACCCCGTTGGAGTGTTGGGTCGGCCTGAATGCGTTTAGTAATAAACGGGGCAAGTCTATCGCCATATTTCTCTACCTCATCTGGCGTAGGGAAACGACCGGGCCAAATTCGGATGTCGTAACCTCGGCCCTGCAATGTGTTGTAAATACTGTCCTTGGTCTGCGGAGTACCAAGGTACAGGATGTCGCCGTGCGTACAGATAGAGCTGAACTCTTTGGAGAGTTGCAACAACTGCCCACGCTGGACAACAGTCAAACCATTCTTGTTAGTCTCGATGTCGTCTGGGATTAGTAGGTCCGCTCGCTTGCCGGGCAAGTTCGAGGTGATACCTACACAGGCCACGCTTGGGGACTTATCAAGCCCCTTCAGCGCGTAGTGTACATCGAAAGCCTCCGTAGAGGTTCTGTCACCAGCCTGCCGATCAGGGCGTAAACATTCGAGAATATCCCATGATAGGATAAGCCGTACAACGAGAGTCGCTACCTCAGAGGCTTGTTTCTCGCCTCCGGATACGATTAGTACCCGTGTGCTAGGGCGTTGTACGATGCGCCATACTGCGTATAGAGCAGCGAGGGTAGATTTAGCCTCACCCCGCTGCGCCATAACCATTCTAAGACGCGGGCCGTGCTGCATGTACTCCGCAATGTCGGCCTGCATTTCCGTGGTATCAAAACCAAGAAACGCCATGCCGTCGATAGCGAAGTCAACGAAGTTCTCGTAGTGCTCTGCCAGCGCAGCGACTTGCGCGAATCTGGTCTTGATGTCCATCAGGTTATCCAGTCATTTGATCTAGGTCAGCCGTAGCTAAAGCCACTACATTACCCACCTTACGGCGACGCTGGGCGGATTGCTCCTTCAAGCGGTCGCGTAGGGTCGAGAGGTCATCGGCATCTGCTGGGTCAGCGGTCACATTGTTGTCCTTGAGGAACTTGATGGCCGCACCCAGAGTGGCAGCATCCGTGGGGATGTTGTCTTGGATGTCCTGCTCGATACGCTGAGTCAGGGACTTAGCGATTAGGGCATGTAGAGAGTTCAACTCGGAAACCGAAGTTGCCTTGGTCATAGAGTTACTCGTACAAGATGTTGATGGAGCCTGCGTCGAACGTGTCGGTCCCATTCACGGTGGTCAGGCGTATGCGGTCTAGCACCCCGCCTAGGGTAATTGACCCCCCGCTGATTAGCCCAAAGTCAGCCGCAGATGAACCCCCTACAAAGGAGGCTGTCCAAGTATTACCGGAGACATTAGCGATGATCATAACGCCACTGATTGTATCAGCGGCCGAGTTGCTGAGACCCATAGCTATACCGGTAGTACTGGCCCCACCAGCAGCGTTTGCGGTAGCTGTTACCCCATATCCACCAGAGTAACCTGTAGCTGCTACTCCACCTGATGTACCCAGACGTACCTCCTTGAGCGAGGTGCCGCTAGTACTGACGCCAGCAAAAAGCACTTTAATCTGCTTAACCCAACTTGGGATGCCAGTAAAGTCCTTAGACGTACCCGACGTAGTAGCCTGTGCAGTACCTACCGTTAGCTTCTGATCAATGGTCCACACTGACCCGCTGGAGGATACCGTGATGTCCCCCTTGTCCCCGTCAGACACGCCAACGGATATATCGCCACTGCCTAGTAGGGAGGTATAATTCACGGTCTTGATATTCGTACCGCTCACTAGCTTCGCCTGTACCGTGTCCCCGATGTCCGCTGTACTCAGTATCGTCGCATCGTAAGGCTCGATGTCTACACCAAGGCGAGCATCAATAGCTGCGTTGGCACTGGCAGTAGCTACAAGCGCAGCCGCCTCAGCATCATCTCTGAAGCCCTCGGCCTCGTTGCGATACCCAAGCGTCTCATCGCGATACACAACGATCTGAGCATCATGCACAACCATCTGGGCCATACTCGGCGCATCCTGCGGATCGATACCGTCACCGGTATTAACGATGCGATACCCGTGCATATTCAGGTTATGGAACACTTCCTCAATGGTAGCGTTCTCGCGTGCCTCTTGTGCGATGTGCAGAATCTGCACTAAGTCCTCGTCTAGCGACTCAGTGGTGAACCGCGCACCTAGGGTGAAGTTGTGGCGCACCTCGGACAAATCCGTAGTACGCACGAGCATCACCTCTACGCCGTTGGGAACAGCGGGTGTAAAACTAATCTTTGATTCGGTAGTGCCTACCCACGCCCACGAATACGCATCGACCACGCCGTTGAATAACACGGCGATTTCAGTACGGTCGAAGTATTCGATAGCAATGTCAAGCAATACCAGCGTACCATCAGATGTGGTACGCTGTGTACTGAACGCCATGCTTACTCCTCCTTCTCTGGCACAGCCAGTGAACTTAGCATCTTGAAACCCGGAACAACACCTAGCACCGGAAGAAGACCAGCAGCATCTTTTGTGGCTTGCCCAGCGGAGCCATCCCCAAAAATAGCAGAGGCTGCACTGGTACTTGCCTTGATGGTGCGGTCAAACGGGATAAGACCCGGAGCGCCAACCTCGCGCTTAGTACCTGACAGCCAGTTCCAGATTTCAGTAAGGCCGCCGAGCGAACCCATCTGACCGATAGACTTAATGATAAGCTGGTCGGTCGGCAATGGTTTACGCCCTGATAGTACCTCGTTGGTCTGAGTAGCCATCATGGCGAGCGGGAACTGATACATAGCCATGAGTGCAACTGCACCAAGGCCATGCCGTTCTGCTGTACCAGCAAGTAGCTTGTTATGCGCCGCCAGCACGAAGCTGCGGTACTGAAAGATGAACTTACCAGTCTGGGAGAATAGCGCGTATGCTGGCATGTCACCCATGCGGGCGTGCAGCACACCTTCGTCAACCATTTTAGTAAGGGCCGGACGAACAGCACGCCATGTTGCGGCATCCCATTTATCAACTGCCGTGCCATGCTCTTTCATGGCTAGACTTAGCTTATTCATTCCGTGGCTCTCTATTCCGTATCCTTTTAGCAATTGCACTGCCTTTGCATCACCATTGCTGGCCTTGCGCATCACGTCCATAATGAGATTAGCCTGCACCCGTGCTTGATGTGCGTGGATCAGTTTCATCCCGTTAACATACGGCACAAGCTGCGCCCCTTGCCTAGCGGCTGTGGTCAATTGGGAGTTCTTGGGCATCACGAAGTTGTCCTCGAATTTCCCAATGAACGGACGTAGCCGGATGTTCTGGTCTGCCTGATTAGTCAAGACATCTTTTAGTTCTCGACTCAGCACCTTATCGGTAGCC